CGGCGGGGCCGAGCGGTTCTACGAGTCGCTCGGGGGTGATTCTGATGAGCCCTGTGAATGGGGCTGCGCTGATGTGTCCCAGAAAGACACCAACTTCTACGCCCGTGACTTGCTCATCCATATGATGCACTCCTATTACTACTACAAGGATCCAGATCGTTCCCTGGACGAATTCATGAAGTGGAGTGCTCATCAGTCTGCGTTCAAGTTGGTTAGATGGATCTCTTACGATGAGGTGTGGGCTTTTGTTATCGGGGTGTTGTTCTCTGGCGACCTCGAGACTGGGATGGGAAACACCGACCATCTCGGCACCTGCTGGTATCAGTTCGTCGTTCACCAGGTTAAGAAATTCGGAGCCAGGCATCCGTTTCTCCTCAAAGCGTTCAAGCATCCCCTCCTGAAATTTAAGGTTCAGGGAGATGACATTGCCACTAGAACACCTGGCGATTTCGTCCCTTTTCTCGGGATCACCGCCTTTCGCGATTGGCTTGACGAGAAGTACCACATGACCTTCAAGGAAATGGAAGTCAGGACCTCATTCTTCTCATACCTTGACGCTTCTCAGCGCCCCAAGTACCGCGTTCTCATCCCTGGCATCAAATTCCTCAAGCGCCGCTTCATTAAGTACAATTGGCGGGGTTCCACTCGTGTTGCCCCTTTTCGCGAGGCCCCAGACTATTTCGTTCGAGTTGGTCGTTCAACACAGGATCAGTCGGATCCCAGAAAGTGCATTGCCCGTTGTATCGGTCTGCTTTGGGATACCATGGGTACCAATCCCGAGGCTGAGAACCTCCTTATCCGCGCCGTCCAACATTGTGTTACGTGTCTTGAGGTTGAAGTCGACACCCCCGCGTGGACTGATCTTGTGGCCCAGATTCGCGAAATTGTTGCCACTGACGAGTACGTTGCAGGTAGGGCACACAGGTGGTCCATTACCTCTGAGGTCATCTCCGAGAGCGTCTCTGGATCCAGCGGTTGGTTCGTCAACATGGCTTTCGTCCGCGATAAGTTCCTGCTCCGCAATGCTGCCTACGACCACCAGTATGAGTCTTCCCCTGATCGCGAACCAACTAGGGATCATATCGGCCTTCTGCCCGAGCTTGTTCACTTCGATCGCCCCAAGAGTGAAAGAGATTAACAGAATCTTCACCGAGTTTTTACGGATCCCGTTTCTCGGCACAAATAAT